ACATAAGGTGCAAGCCTATTAGTTTGGTTAACCTGGATGCTTTGCGCCAATTTGCCTAAGTTACGCGGTGCTTGATACGCTGCTTCTTGTTGTATATTTAAACACGCCGCTGCTAATTCTTCAGGAACCCTATCCCTTACCGCTTCACTCGCTTTTTCAACGCGGGCAAATACGGCTTCTAGTCCTGTTATCTTAGCACTAAACATACGCGATAATCTTTAAATATTGGTGCTGGTTATCTATGTCTAAAATGGAATGAATAGTATAATATTCGCCGTCAAATAATATCTTGTCATCCGTTGTAATATCGCATGGGTAGCGCACATAAACCCTCACGGCTTTGTTAAATGCTAACTGCATCTCATTGAGCGCACGCGATTGACTAAGCGGCGTTAGTTGGCCCCAAACGGTGTTAGTAGCCGATTGCGTCTGTGTCGTACCGCCTTCCCCATCACTCGCAACGGTGTAACTCACAACGGTGATACGTTCTTTTAAGTCCTCGGCTGCTATTGTTTTCTGTGTTGTTATCCTCATAATACAGGGCTTTTGCGTGTCCAACGTTGGCAGATAACAGAAACAATAGGCGCAAAGCCTAATGCATCAATATTAGTACCTCTATTCTCAAAAGAAAAGTTTACTTGCGCCTTGATAGCCGTAATCAGATCAGCCGGAACAGTATCATATCCCGCCACATATGTTGCCTTTAGTATTGAGTAAGCCGGTGCGCGAAGTGTTGGGAACTGATACCCAATTAGCCTGTAATCGGCTGCAACAATGGTATTATCTTCTTCATCCTTTAACACAAAGTTTTCCTTGTACGGCCCTATTGTAAAGTCAAAATCGCCATTGTCATTACAGAACGTAATAGCTACATCCTTTTCCACTAAACACAATCCAGTTGCGCGTTCAATGGCTTCTCTTGCAGCGGTGATCAATGCAGTTACCAACGTGTCTTCTGCAGTACCACTAATCCTGCAATAGTCCTTTGCTTGCTGCAATGTTACCGGCTCGGTAGGCGTACCAACGTCCGTAATGGTTTTGTCTATAACGTAACTGTATGGCATGGTTATTTCTTTTTAGCTTTTGGGGTATGTTTGCGCTCAGCTTTAGGTACGTGCGATTGCTCTTGTTTAGGGGATTCGGCTTCCATCGCCTTTGCTTCCGCAATCTCAACGGCAAAACCTTTACCAATGATAACGGCGGCGCGGTCAGCGTCAACTGTTAGTACTTCGCCCGTTTCTACCTTACGCTCTAATTGCGTATCGGTATATCTGCTTATGATTTGTATTTTCATAATGCTAAGTTACACAAATGTATTGAAACAAGAAAGCCCCTAATTAAAGGGGCCTTCAAGTATTATTAAACTAAACACTATGCTACATTTCCAAAATCACCATACACGAAGTAGTTATCACCGTAGATAGGTAACGCTACTCTTTCTTCAATCCTTACGGTTACTTTGTTCTCACGAACGTTAGTACCATCTTCAAAGAAGAACTGCAATTTAGCAGGTTCACGGAAAATAAGGTTAGCACCCATTGCCCAATCACCCACCAAGAACTTGTCAACGGTCATTGCAGTAGACTTGAACACTGGAACACCCGCAATATACATTGCACCGTTCTCAATCTTCACCAAAGATGGGAAGTCATACTCGCCTGATCCGCTAGCCTTAGTCAACATGATGTTGTAATAATCGGATGGGTTAATCAAGATGCCTGTGGCTTCTCTGTCATAACCTTCCAATTGGCTAATCGCTTGAACTAACTGCTCAACGTCAATAGTTGCAGCACCACCAAACGCGGTAAAGTTACCTGTATTGGTAATACCTGATAATTGCGGGCTTGTGCCGTTACCGCTCAAAATTTGAGTGTCTTCAGCACGTAAAAGCAATTCAGGCAAACGGCTACCTAAGAAAGTAGTCATACCTTCAACGTCATCAAGCATATTCCTAGAAATACGCAAGAAGCCGGCAATCCATTCTGCTTTAACGCTTGATTCTTGTAAGTCAAGGTCAATTTGTGCTTTGGTAGCACCTTCGGCTGCTGGAGCGATTGAACCTTCGCCTGCAATCTCTTTAACGTAGTCAAAGTTAGACTTTGCTCCCATTCCACCACTTACCAATAACTCGCGTAAGTGTAATTTGCGCTTAGGCAATTCGATAATACCAGGACGTACAAAAGTAACGCTAGTATCGGCGGTGCTAAAGTTGTTTGCAAAGGTCATATCACCTACGGCCTTTAATTCAAAGTCAACGCGGCTGCCTTTACCTTCTTTAGCCATCTTAGCAAAACCGTCTGAGGCTTGCTTCATGTTTTCGGCTAATTCGGTTTTGAAGCCTTTAGTCACATTGGTTGTTTTTTTGCCCTCTGTTACAAATTTGTCAAACTGCGCTTGCATTTCGTCTTTTGCAGCTTTTACATCTTCAGGGGTAGAGAAAGTCAACCCGTCAACTTTGCTCTTTAATTCGTTTGCCAATTTAATGGCTTCTGTTGCATTGCTACCAGCTTTGATAGCTTCTGCTTTTGCGGTGTCGATGGATGCGCCTAATGATTTAACGCTGTCCAAAATTTCTTGGCTCATTTTAAATAAGTTTAAGGTGTAATTTTAATAGTTCCTCGCTTATCTGTTTCGTATAATCCGGCTCGAGTGCTTACGCGGCTTGAGTGGTAAATAACGATTGGATTTGCTTTATCTCAATTTCCATTAAGGAAAAAGTTTCGTCAGTAAAATTTCCGTCTTTCACGGCTTTCTCTAGCAGTTCAAGGCGGTTTTTCTTTTGCTCAATGTTTTTAACATCAAGCGTTTCAGTCATTGGGTTAGCAGCCCATAAAACGGCAGAACCTTCATATAGCTTTAGTTCCTTGATAACTCTAACCTCTTGTTTTTGGTCTTGCCAGTCTGCTTTAATAGTGGCAAAGCCAATTGAATGCTGGTTGATACATCCTGCTTCATAAAGCAGTAAAGTATCTATCCCGCATCTTGTTTTGACTATCTTAGTAACTGAAACCAATTTGTCACCATCAACATACAACTCTTTAGGCTTACCCAAAGAATGGTCTAACTCGCTTTCGTGATCCGTCAAACTCCAAATAAGTTGTGAACCTTTAGGGCCACGTTCCCGAATAGTCTTTGTAACCGCTTCAGGTAAAATAATGTCGTTATCTAGGTCAATGTTGCCAAACCTAGCCCAAACCGTTTTTACTACCCCTTCGCCCATATCCACATCCTCAATGGTAGGTATTCCCATTTGGGTGTCCTTTATCTCGAATTTGGTTTGTAGTAGCTTCATGTTCCCAAAGTTATGAAATTGCAACAATGTTGCAAAAATATTTTTTATTAAATACTTGTGCGGTAAATTATTTCCGCTTACCTTTGATATATCAATAACACAAAAACTATCAAAATGACAACTTTATCAGCAAAACAAATCAGACAAGCAAATCCACAAGGTGAAATGAGTTTAATTAGCGGTGCTAATTGCGTTGAATTTAACAACGTATCTTTTTTAACTTCTTGCAGCCGCGAAACTACTATCCTTTGGAATAAATTGCTTAAAATGGGTTATAGACGCTCATACAACTTTCAAAGTGATGAGTTTGACGGACTTTGCCAAGCAGCGCAATTAGGCTATAATCCTTTTGAATTTACTATCATATCTGCCTAACCTTCCTGTTTCCTGATAGTTCAGGCTGCCGCCCCAACGCTCACAAGGCTTGGGGCTTTGGTAGTAAAAAAACACTATGAACAATTATCAATTAAACAAAACAGACTACACCGTATTATCAACCCTAGTATTAGGCTTTATTGCTCTTATGGTGCTATTGGGATAATAAAAACAACACTATGAAAAATAAATACAGAATTGTTAGTGACAAGTATGCTGGTTATGAAGTACAAATAAAGTACTGGTTTTTACCTTTGTTTTGGATTCAATTAACCGGCGATTATTGTCTGTTTTTAAATACAAACGCATCTATTGAACAGGCAAAGCAGCTTATTGAAAAACATAGGTTAGGTAGTGAAAAAAGGAAAGTTTACCACGTAGAGTAATTTCTACCCCGCTAATATCGCCCCAACCGCCTGTTGTATCTGCAACAATGTAACGTTGTTCAACGCTTGGTATAGATAAGCTACATTGCCATTCAAAGGCGGTTGGTCAGCTAGTTTAATCAAGCGGCCATTAGCATCCCTTTGCGGTACGAACGCCACATTGCAGCGGCAATTACAAACCTGTGCGGCGGGTGCGCCGGGTTGCCCTGGGTGAAGCATCGCATCGGTACCCATTTTTGACGGTACTTGGAAATTTTCGTCCATTTCAGCCGTTACGCCGTTCATGTGCAAATGGTCGGTTGTATCTCGCGGCTCGCGTCTGGTGCGGTTATCTTGTGCGGATTGCCATTCTTTACGGCACTTCAAACCTGTATCAAGTGCGCCTACCATTGATCCAACATTAGCCGCGTGACTTGTTTCAGTACGTGCTATCAATTCACCCCTCCAACGGGGTAAGCCCCTCGCTTCAATCAAAGTCATTACCTGTGAAGTGGTAAGGTTGTTTTCGGCCTGTTGCAACAGAATGGCCCTCAACTGCTCGCGGGTAGTGTCTGTAATATCGGCGGCCAATTGGCTTAATCCCATACGCTCAAGGTACTGCAACACAACTAACTCATAGCGGCTCGCGTCTGTCATCTTTTGCGCGCGCTTCAATACTTGTTCTTTGGTCCTCTTTGCCATCCGTACCCCTAATGTAGTATGTATGCTAGTGAGTGCCGCTTGCAGCTTTACCATGTCCGGCTCATTGCCCAATAGTAAGGCTTCAAACTGTTCACGGATTATCTGTTCAAAGATAGGTGCGTAATGTTTGCGGGCGGCGTTGTATGTTTGGCGGTAACTCATAGCTGCGGGAAATCGTCAATTGGTGCAATATTGTTTGGAATGTATAAACGCTGCATATCAGCAGAATCAATGTAGTCAGGTGTTCTAATTCCCAAAATGTCATTCTTTTGTTGGGGACTAAGCCACCACGCCGTATTAAGATAGTCAACTTGGTCTTTTCTATCCGCTACCAATTCAGGGTAAGCATCCAAGCTAAAGTCAACCATTAAGCCTGTTCCTTTATATCCCCAATGGGTGTGCAACATTCTGTTAAAATTATCCCTTGCAGCTACCAACAATGGCAGCACGGCGCGAACAATCAACTCTTTTTGCGCTTCTCTCACGTTGTTATAGGTCTTACCCTCTGCATCGTTAAGCAATTGGCTTGGTACGCCGTAGATATTGGCAATGGCTCTCATATCCCATTTTTCACTCTCAATGATATTCAAATCAACGGGGCTTAGTCCAATCTTATGTACGCCTACCTTCCATCCTTAATTGATTACTTTGCCCTTGTTCTTTGCGCCTGCATTTTCAGCTAGTTTTTTCTTCATGGCTTCAACTTGATCAGAACCGTTAACCGGGTCAAACCTGACATCATCCATGTACATAACAACATCGGGGCCGCCGTTCTGGAACTGCGCAACCGCCGCCGTCTTAGCTTCATTGGAACGGGTAAGGTTCTTTGCCGCCGCCTTGAGTGGGCTCATTCCGTATAACTCACCGCCCACTGCATCCCATTGTAGGTTTACGTATTTATCTTGCAAAACCTCAGATAAGGTAAACTCCACTAACCTACCGATATAAAGCTGGTAGCCTGTTTTAACCGCTGGGAATGCCTGAATGTCGGCGTAAATACTCATGAATTGACTTGGTAGGGCTGTTAGTGTCAATGGCTTACCCTGAATTGGTAGCGGATAGAAAAGACCAAGTTGAATATCTTAATACGGCCTGGTGGATTCCTCCGGCGCAAAAAAATGACATATTGGGCATTAGAACGCCTGACTACATTGACCAAGCCGAGATGCAAAAACTATATATTCCAAACAATATCGCACCTATTGATGAGTTCCCTCAGCTATGACCTACCGCCAAACATACAATGCAGCCCGCAAGCATTACGCGCCTATCTTTGAACAGATAATCCGTGAACAGTTTGAATCATTGCTATTGGGCAATGAGCCTGACATGGTAAAGCTGCAAGCGGCCTTGACTAGCATTCATACTACGTTAGGGGTACGGATGGCCAAGCGCACCAAAGAACAAGTATTGAAGCGCGCGCAAAAGATGACTGACGCTAGCCGCTATGAGTTGGTTGTGTTGCAGTACCTTGAGCGTATGGGACTAAGCCAATTGGCCGCCGATATTACAGACACCACCCGCGAGCAGTTGAGGGCCATTCTTCTACAACAGGCCGAAAACAACCTTACCACTTCGCAGGTAATGACATTGATTGAAGCTAGGGGATTGCCACGTTGGAGGGGGGAACTGATAGCACGTACTGAAACTAGCCACGCTGCTAATGTTGGATCAATGGTAGGCGCACTTGATACAGGGTTAAAATGCCGTAAGGAATGGCAATCAGCACAAGACAACCGTACTAGACGCGAGCCGCGAGATACTACCGACCATTTGCACATGAACGGCGTAACGGCTGAAATGGATGAGAACTTTCAAGTACCGTCAAAGATGGGTACCGATGCAATGTTGCACCCAGGTCAACCAGGCGCACCCGCCGCACAAGTTTGCAATTGCCGCTGCAATGTAGCATTCGTACCGCAACGTGATGCCAATGGCCGTTTGATTAAACTATCTGACCAACCGCCATTGAATGGCAATGTAGCTTTTATCTACCAAGCATTAAACAACGTTACATTGTTGCAGATACAACAGGCAGTGGGGGCGATATTAGCCCAATAAAAAAGCCCCAATTAAGGGGTTGGTTTTTTTTGAGCCATTGCACCATTAATTATTCCATACAAGTAAGCAAAAACAACATTTACATTACCACACGCACAACTCATGTACATTGCTTGATAAGGAGAACCGTCTAATGCGGGTGTTTCATGAAATACATTGTAAGTGTAAACTGCTAATTTAGTAAATCTAAATAGTCCTATTCTTTTACTTTCATAGCGTACCCTTTCTTCAATCATTAATGATGGGCAATAGGATAATGCTTCCTGAAAAATATCGTTTATTGCTTTTTGAGATACTTTTCTTTTCTCAATTCTGTCTTGTTCTGAAACGTACATATACATTCCCATAGTGTTTGCGTTTTAGGCGGCTAACTTACAACACCCATTCCAACCAACAAAAAATATTTTTGCAACATTGTTGCAATTGCATAACTTTGGGAACATGAAGCAATTCCAAACCAAAGACGCTCAATCCGACATTTTAGATGTTGACATGGGTAATAGAACCGTTAAAGCCGTTTGGGCTAGATTCGGCAATATTGACTTGGATGGGGATATCATAATCCCTGACGCGGTTACTAAGACTATCCGCGAGCGTGGCCCTAAAGGGTCAAACATGGTTTGGTCATTGGTTGACCATTGCGCCAACTTGAAAAACGCAATCGGTAAGCCAAAGGAATTGTATGTGGAAGGCGATATGTTAGTAGCAGTTACCCCCGTACTTGACACAGAGATAGGCGAAGATGCTTTGAAACTTTATAACGGGGGCTGCATTAACCAGCATTCAATCGGGTTTAGCACTATCAAATGGGATTGGCAGGATCAGAAACAAGAGGTTAGAATAATCAAAGAACTGAAGCTATATGAAGGTAGCGCGGTCAGTAATCAAATGGCAAACAGAATACACTATGTCGTT